CCGAACGGTATGTCGGATGCCGCGGGAAGGATTTTCGAAGCGTTCTTTTGGGACATGACCGACAGCAGATTGCGTTTCCGTATTCGCCGTGCGGATAATCACGAGTGGGTGAATGATCAGCAACCCGTGCGCGTTTACTGGGTGGCATTCAAGCAGCAGTCATAGCTTTCCGTAACCCAGACATGCCAACTGAAATTTCAGGACACCTCATCGTTCGTTCCGGCTGCTTATGGCGCTTCGAGCACCATCACGGTCAAAGACGGTCTGATTTTCGTGGACCTGGCTTCGTTCCGAAGCACCGTGAAAGTAGGCGATTTCACTGTCTGGCTGTTCAAAGCGGGCGTGAAGCCCTCCAGAACGGTCAATCTTGGGTGCGTCGCGAACGTGAACGGCGTCGCGTATGGCAAACAGGCGAGGTGGAATACTGACGGGTCGGTGACGATTATCGGAGGCGTAGGCTCGTCCGATATCGTCCAATGCTTCCAGAGGATCATTCCGGTGCCTGATGGTGTGGAATTCGTCTAGGCCGCCATCCAACAGCCGTGCGCCGTGGAGTAGGCGGATTTCGGGTCGCCTAGCATCTGCACCTTCCCGTCACGCTCGACAAGCAGACTGAAACCGCAGGACGGGAACGCGATGATGCTCATATCGGCGAGCGGGCGGAACGCTTCTGGGATGGTCTCATTCGCCGTCGAGTAGTTCTGCTGTCCACTGCCGTCGAACTTGACGTTGCCGTTGATCGTGACGATGCGTCCGACGCGACATAGAGTGAGTCTGCTGTTCGTGTATGGAGGTTTCCATGGCTGGGTTACGGAATCCCACAGTTGGCTCATCGGAGGCAACTGCTTGACAAGCATGACAGGAGTTCCAGCGGTGATGCCACTGATTGGAATGCGGGCGATCGGAATCCACACGGTACCGGAATTGTTCAGGATACTACCCGACGGAACCGTGGGATCAGCCGCCGTGCCACTGGTGGCGGTGCCCTTCAACACAGCGAGCGCGATCGTTTCGATGTTGTTCGAACCTCGCGTGTATTTCACGCAGATCAGGTCGTTGCGGTTCCGTCCCGTGACTCCGCTTTCGATCGTGACGGTCTCCGCCGCGGTGACGCGTGCGTATCGTCCTTCGATCACAAGGTTGAGGACCGGGATGAGCGCTTTGTTTGCTGACTGCATGGTCACGGCGGGGAATTTGCCGTCGCTGCCTTGCAGCAGGTAGTTGCCGTTTCCGACCAGTCCGGCCTGCATGGCTCCTTGGTCGCTGGATGTGATGTGCGGAGCGCCGGCCTTGCCGGTGATGAGATTCATGGTCATGGTCATTCCTTCCTATCTGTTGTGTTGTTGAGGTATGCGGCGTAGGCGGCGTCCTGCGTGGCTGCCAGCGCTTTGAACGTCTGCCAGCATGCGGTACAGACGAGCGCGCCCTGTGCGACTCCGTCGACGGTGGTGTGTGTGATGTCGTGCCAGTCGCTGGAGGTGCGTGGGTCACCGTCGGCGAGGTATGCGGAGGCGTGGCATCGGTCGCAGGTGTATCTGGTGATGTTCGTGGTTCGTGCCATTGATGTTCCTTTCTCTTTCAGGCTGTGCGCTGGTAGATGTGTCCTGGAAGGATGGTATTGCATTCCTTCCAAGTGCCGCCGTAGGTGGTTCCCGGATTTGTTGTGGCGGTGGTCCAGTAGAGGGAGCCGACCGGGTGGGCGGCGATGAACGCCTGGCTTGCGCTCATGCCCGTCTCGCCCTTGTCGCCCTTCGGTCCGACGAGGCTTGTGTTGGAAACCGGTTTGAACGTCACGTTTTTCCCGGTGGCTGTGATCTGCGCGTACATCAGGTTCTTGCCGCCATTGGTCATGGCGAAGAAGTATTCGCCTACGACCGGGGCACGGTTGAAACTGAGTGTCCGCCAGTCAAAATCCGAGCATGCGGACGTCCAGTATCCGGATAGTATGCGTGTGATGATCAAGGCAGGCAACCCGGTCTCGCCGCGTTGGCCAGCCTCTCCTTTCGCTCCGGTGGCCCCGGTCGCGCCAGTGGCGCCGGCAGGGCCCTGCGGTCCTTGCACTCCCTGCTTGCCTTGCGGCCCGGTGTCGCCTTTGGGGCCTTTGACGTTGCCGAGCAGAATCTTCGTCATATGCGCTCCTTACTTTCCGTCATTGATCATGTAGTACAGGTCGCCCGTCGCCGGATCGTAGGAGACGGGAGCCGCCGACGCGGTGGTCGTATCCGCGTACACGGCGTACAGGTCTCCGTTCGGGTCGACCTGCAGTGTGAAGAATCCGGAAGTTGGCGCCGTCACGCCGCTGGCACCCTGCGGTCCTGTCGGTCCCTGTGGGCCCTGCAGTCCCTGCGCACCTTGTATTCCCTGCTTGCCTTGCGGCCCGGTGGGGCCTGTTGCTCCGGTAGGTCCGGCAGGGCCGGTGTCGCCTTTCGGACCTTGCGGGCCGGTAGGGCCTCCTTCTCCGGCGGGTCCGACATCGCCTTTATCACCCTTGTCACCTTTCAGCCCTTCAGGACCTTGCGGGCCGGTAGGGCCGGCAGCTCCAGTGGCTCCTTTAGGCCCGGTCTCGCCGGTATCGCCCTTCACGCCTTGTGGGCCGACGTCACCTTTTGGACCTTGCGGTCCGGCAGGGCCTTGCGTTCCGATGATGGATTGACGGGAAATCGTCTTTCCCGTGAATAGGCTGCCGGACTGTGAAACGCACTGCCAGACGATGCTGTATTTTCCGCCACCTGACAATGCGGTCGAATATTCGTTGGCGAGTGGTGTTCGGTTCAACCATTCGCTCACGTTCCCCGTGAAAGTGGATCCCACCGGATATTCGCCGACGAGGGACTTCTTCATCACGAGCGCCGGAAGGCCGACGTCGCCTTTAGCTCCCTGAACGCCCTGCGCTCCTTGCTTGCCTTGCGGGCCGGTGGCCCCGGTATCGCCCTTGTCACCTTTGGGGCCTTTGATGTTGCCGATCAATAGTCGCGCCATGTGTCACCTTTCCGGGATGTCCACGTACAGGTTCCCGCTCTCGGAGTCCCAGACGAACGAGGGTGGGTTCGTGTTGTCCGGATAGTTCACGTACAGGTCGCCGTCGCCTTCCATGCTGAGCGTGAAGAAGCCGCTCGAGGGGGCGGATACGCCGCTGTCGCCCTTGTCACCCTTCTCCCCTTGCGGGCCCTGGATGCCTTGGGAACCTTGGATGCCTTGTCTGCCCTGGGGGCCGGTCGCTCCCTGTGGACCCGTGGGACCCTGCGGACCTGTGGAACCCGTCGGGCCTTGCGGTCCCGCCGCGCCGATCGCGCCGGCATCACCCTTATCGCCTTTCTCGCCGCGTATCCCCTGCAGTCCCTGCGGGCCTTCGGGACCGGCGACGCCTTGCGGCCCTCGCTCCCCGGTCGCTCCTTTCTCTCCCCGAGGACCGGTGGGTCCGGTCGCTCCGGTGGCCCCCTGTGGTCCTGTGTCGCCCTTGTCGCCCTTCTCCCCTTGCGGACCCTGGTCGCCTTTCGGAAGCCCCAAATTCAAGGTTTTGTCGCTGCCGGCGCCCGTGAGCGACGCGCTTGCCTGTGCACCGGGGGCGAGCGTGTCCACCGAACCGATTTTCAGGCCGGTGATGTAGTCGCCTTTCGGCTGTTTACCCGACAATGCGTTGTTGAGCGAGTCGATGTCGTTTCTGGTCACGTCGGCGCTGAACGTCCAGGCGTCGAGTTTGAGGCCGGCTCCAGCGTAGTAGGCGTGGCCACCATCCCCGATGGAGGATTCTCCGCTGTTGCCGCCGGCGCTGGCACCTCCGGATTCGTAGGTGACGGTGAGCACGCCTCCCGAAACCTTGACGATCTTCTTGGAGATCTCGGCAGTGACGACGAGGCCCGTGTTGTTGTCACGGCCCGTGACCAGGTCGCCGACGTCCGCGTCGATGCCGTCGGGAATGTCCACGTCGATGGTGCTGGTGTTCCGAAGTTCCTGGAATTTCTGCCTGCCCTTGTCCTCGAGCTCGTCGGCTTCGGCGTTGGACAACTCGTATGTGGCGGTGCGTTCGTCAAGCCCTTTGAGTGTCTGCGTGTGGCTGAACGTGCCGTTCGCGTCGGCGTACCAGTGGATGACGGTACGGTCCTTGAGTTCGCCCTTGCCCAGGCAGATGAGATGGTTGATCGGGTGCGCCGCCTGTTTGGCGGTGAAGTCGATGAGGTCCGAGTCGATGCTGTCGCCGATCGTGCGGACGGGCATGGCGCTCATGGCCACCTTGTCGCCGTCATTACGCAACCGGAGTTTGAGTCCGCTTGCCCTGAGCATCTTGACCAGACCGCTGTACAGGTCCACGTACCGGTCGAACTGGCAGGTGGTCTTGTGGTCGGCGCTTTCGTCGGTGACGGTGAACAGGCCTTGCAATCCCGCACGGCTGACGAGCGTGCGCATGATGACGGGAATCGTGCCGGACAGGGTGAGGTAATCGTTGTTCCTGTCCGGTTCGATGATCTTCGAAGCGAGCACTCCATGCCAGTCGCGGCCATGCCATGTGACGGTGGACAGGCCTCCGTCCACGTCGACATCCGTGTCGTCGATGATGCCGCCGTACTCGGTGCCGTCGATCATGATGCGGCTCCCCGCCTTGAGCGCGGCGTCTTCGACCTGCAGGTCGAAGTCGTTCTCCCCGCTACCGAACGCGAGGTCGAGCGTGTATGAGGCGTGGCTCGCCACGGGTTTGCCTGTGGCGTCGGTGACGATCAGGTCCATGGCGGTTCGCTCCTTTCCTCGCAGACCGTCAAGTCGAATTGGAATCCTCCCGGCCAGCTGATCGGCTGTGTTCCGGGCGCGAGCGGTTGGAACACGTACCGGCCGGAATCCTTGCCCGACCCTCGCACGGCCTGCGCGAAGCAGTTTGTGGCGAGACCTGTGCCGCTGACCATGGTGACGGTCCTGACATCGCCGGTGCCGTCGATTTCCAGACGTGAGCCGGATGGTACGGTCACGTCGACCTCGTACCGGTTGGTTCCGATGATGACGTACGGTTGCGCGCATGGTCCGAATATCGTGAGTTTGACCGGCTGCGGGATGGATGTGTCGTTGACGATCTCCGCGCCCAATGCCATGCCGGCGAAATCATGCGGATAATCATGCGGATAGTCCAGGTCGGAGGTTCCGGAATCGTATCGCGGCGTGAAATGCGTCATGGTCGAACGACGCCACACGCCATCGGCCAGTACGATGGTCAACTGCGTCTCGACCATCGTGGGCGTGATGGACTGCGGCTCGCTTTTCGTGATCCACGCTCCGGCTTTCCACTCGCCGTCGGCGATGAGCGTGCCTGGTTCTCCGGAGGCCATGTCGGCGTCCGCGAGGCGGCGCAATAGGTCGAGCGTCTCCGGAGAATCGTGGATCTTCACGGGGATGGTCGTCTCACGTGTCTTGCGTGTGATGCCCGTGATGCCGCGCGAGGCGAGGCTGTAATCCCAGATGCGGGCTCGCAGTCCAGTGAGCGTCCCGCCGTAGAGCGGCCCTTCGAAACCGATCGACTCGCCTGTCGCGCCGCTCACGTAGCTCAGGGTTCTCATGCCACGCTCCTTACGAGTCTTGCGAAGTCACGCTGGGTGAACGGCCGGTCGTCGGCCGTCGCCGTTTCGACGGCTTCGATCAGCGTGTCCATCCTGCCGATGACGGTTTCCAAGAGTCTGTCGGAATCCGATGGCGTGGCCGTGGTGACGTTCAATCGTCCGGTCTTCGACCAGTCCGTGCCGTCGAGGCTCATCGTGGAGACGAGCGAATCCATGGACCGGTCGACCACGGCGGCCGAATCGTCGATGCCCAGCGCCATGCCACGGCCTATCATCACGCCCACCTCGTCACGCATGAGTCGTGATGGCGAGTGGATGCCGAGCTTGCTCTTGACCGCGGAGATGGCATCGTTGACTCCGGAGAGCAGGCTCGATGCGATGCTGCCGAGCTTGCTCTGGATGCCGCTGACGATGCCGCTGACGATGTTCGCTCCGATGCTGAGCATGCGGCCAGGCAGGGATGACAGTGTGCTGACGATGTTCTGCACGAATTGCTGGCCGGCCTGCAACGCCTTTGATCCCATCTGGCTGGCGAAGCTGGCGGCTCGCGCGATGGTGGACAGCAGCCATGCGCCGACCCTTGCCGGCAGCTGGGTGAGGAACGTGCCGACGTTCTGCAGGAATCTGCTGCCTGCCTGGATGGCCTGCGATGCCATGCTGGAGACCCATGCGGAGGCCGAGGCCACGGCTCCGGCGAGCCAGCCGGCCACGTTTCCTGGCAGTTGGAGGAGGAATGTCCCGACGTTCGTGAGGAACTGCACGCCCATCTGCATGGCCTGCATGGCCGTGGACGACACCCATGCGCCGATGCTCGCGGCTGTCGAGGCGAGCCAGCCGGCCACGTTTCCGGGAAGCTGGGTGAGGAACGTGCCGACGTTCTGCACGAATTGCATGCCCATCTGGAGGGCCTGCGCGCCGAACGCGACCGCGTACAGCGCGATTGACGTGACGGTGTAGCCGAGCCAGTAGGCGATCGTCTCTGGCAGGTTCATGATCGCGTTGGCGAGGTTTGTGAGGAACTGTTGTCCGGCCTGCAATGCGGACTGGCCAAGGCTCACGACCCATGATGCGACGGCTGACGCTGCTCCGGCGAGCCAGCTGGCGATATTGCCGGGCAGTTGTTGGAACCATTGTCCGACACCTTGGATGGCCGACGGGAGCGTCGAGGTGAAGAACGTGACGATGGTCTGGCCGATAGAGGTGACCTTGCCGACGGTCGCCTGCCACGCGGACGAGAGGAACGACGTGAACGACGCCCACATTTGACGTCCGGTATTGGTCTGGGTGAAGAACCATGCCAATGCGGCCACGACCGCACCGATGGCTACGACGAGCATTCCGATAGGATTCGCGTCCAAAGCAGCGCTGAACGCCAATTGCACGGCAGTAGCGGCCTTGGTCACCGCACTCCACGCCGATTGAGCGGTCTTGACGATGTTGAACGAGCCAGCGAGTTGCTTCAGACCGCCCGCCACACTTCCCGCGTCGGAGATCTTGCCAATCAAATCGAACGCGGCCGTAGCGGTCTTCTCCACACCGGAGGCAGTCGCGGAAATGGCCTTCAGTCCACCGGAAACTGTCTTCAGCCCGGCCGAGACGATATCCCAGCCTTTGACCGCGAGCAATGCAATGGTGATGGCTTTCAACGCGCCGGATACCAGTGCGCCGTTCTGCTGCGCCCACTGTCCGACCGACTGCAGCCAGCCTCCCACCGTCATGAGCACGCCGGTCAAAGTGTTCAACAGTCCGGCGAAGCTCTGCGCCGCGGAACTGGCGGTGCGCGCGCTGTCGTTGAAGCCGAAGGCCTGCGAGACCGCGGCCGCCAATCCGGAAACCAGCGAGCCCAATCCGGAGATGACGCCGGTCAGGCTTTCAAGGAACGGCTGCAACGCGCCCGTCTCGATGAACGTGTTGACGAACGTCTTCGCCCATCCCGCCGCGTTCGACAACGCCTGCGCGACTGAAGCGACCACTCCCGCGAGCGCGCCGGCGGTTGTGGAGAACATTGTGGCGGCTTCGCCGCCATTGTTGAGTCCGCCTATGAGTGATGTGATTGCGTTCCAGAGGCCAGTGAGTTGGCTTTTGAGGCTGGCCGTCGCCGAGGCGAGCATCTGGAAGCCGGGGATGTTGGAGATCGTGTCGCCAAGGTTTTTGAGTTTCGCCTGTGTGGCGGGTATCGCGTTCTCGAGACCTTGTTGGAGTGCCGCTCCGACTTTTTGCAGAGTTGGTGTGACGGCTGCGGTGAATGTGTCGATGAGTGGGATGGCTTGGTTGAACAGGCCGCGCAGGCCGTCGAGGACTGGTGTGGCGGCTGTTTCTCCGAGTCGGCTCAATGCGGCTTTCACGTTGGCCAGGGCGCCGGTGAATGTGGTGCCTGCGGATAGTGCGGCGCCGCCTAGGCCTTCCTGCATGGCGTCGGCGAAGGTTTGGAAGTCGATCTTGCCGTCCGAGACCATGTCGGACACTTCGGCGCTGGTCTTGTTCAGATGCTTGCCGAGCATTTGGAGGACTGGGATGCCGCTCGACATGAGCTGGAGCATGTCGTCGCCCTGGAGTTTGCCTCGGGCGGCGACGGAACCGAAGATCATGCCGATGTCGGTGAGGCTTCTGCCGCTGATCTGCGCGGTGTCGGCCACGGTCTTGAGGACCTTGGTGAGCTGGTCGCCTTCCTTGATGCCGGAGGCGGACAGGCTGGCCGCGACGGTCGCGGCGTCGCCCAGTCCGAACGCGGTGCCCTTGACGGATGCGAGCGCGTCGTTCATGATTTCGGTGACGCTGGCGCTGTCGTGGCCGAGGCCTTTGAGTTTGGCCTGCGCGTTCTCGATGTTGAGTGCTCGGGTGAAACCGCCTTTGGCTGCGAGGGCTGTGATGCCTCCGGTGATGGTGGCGATCGCGCCGATGCCGATCTTGCCGACTTTGCCGAACGCGCCGCCGATTTTTGTGATGAGCGATCCGCTGCTTTTGGCGGATGCCCTGTCTACGGCGTCGCCGATGTCGCCTTCGATGCTTTTGCCGAATCCTTTGCCGGATGGTTCGACGTGGACGTATACGACGCCGATGTCCTGTGCTGCCATCGTGTTCCTTGTTGTGTGTCGGGATTCCGATGGCGGTCGGGATCAGAGGTCGTCGTTGATGCGGAAGTAGGCTTTGAGCCGTTCCCTGTCCTCGCGCTGCCGACGGGTGAGGCTGTGCGTCGGTGTCGGCTGGCGGAGGGGATCGTGCCCGTGGTCGAACCATGGGCGTTTCTTTTGCTCAGGAGCGGTCAGCCATGCGGCCTGTTCGGCTCCGTCGGGCACGTAGACGGCGTTCTGCAACGCCATCCACGAGTGGCTTGTGTGGTCTTTGAGAATCTCGCGGGTCAATGCCCATGCGAGTCCCCAGTCGGTTCGCGGGCGGGCTCCCTCAATCCATTCCTGGAAGCGTGCGGGTCTGTAGACCTGCCCGTACGCGCGGATCCAGTCGTAGGCTAACGCCGCGCGGTGGTTGTTCCAGAGGTGGGCGAGGTAAACGCTTTTGGGTCCAGTCCGGATTCGTCGGCCCACGCCTTCACCGTGGCGGTGAGGTAGGCGATCGGACGTTCCGTCTTGCGTAGCACGTTCCAGAAGTTCGGCTTCATCGCCTGGAAGTACGCGAGGAACGCGGCCATGCACGCGCTGGTTTCCTCGTCGGAGAGCGTCGGCCTGCTCTTGACCAGGAGGATGGCCTGCACGAGTTCGATGGGCAGTTCCGCGTTGTTGAGGTTCGGCAGGTCGAGTTTCGCTCCGGCGACCTCGAGGTGCACGTCGGGCTTGAGCTCCTCCGCGTCGGTCAGGTCCACGTCCACGACATGGTAGGTGTTGTCGCTCATTTCGTCTCCGTTTCATGGTTATCGGCGGTTATGGGTAAGGTCCCGTGCGGTCGACCGCCATCGGCCGCACGGGAAGAATCAATGGGCTACTTGGCGTCTTCGGTGACGAGGCCCCACGCGTGGAACTGTTCGCCGTTAGTGCCCTTGAGCATCTTGAACGTCATGCTGAAGTTCATGATCTCGCTGGATTTCAGGCTCACGTCGTCACGGTCGGACACCTTCGAGTTGGTGCCGTACAGGAGGAAGGGGCGGTCCTGCTGGTCGAGCGCGACCAATACGAGGATCCATTCCTTCTTCAGTCCGGCTCCCTTGATGCTGATGCCGCCGTCCGAATCGACGTCCACGTCGAAGTAGGCGGACACCACGTCCTTGCGGCCTTCCATCGCGGCGAGCTGGAGCGTCCAGTAGCCCGGGTCCGTGTCGGACAGCACGATGTCGCCGTTGTGCGCCTTGTAGTCGGTGCTGTCGCCCGGCTCCGGATGCAGGACGGCGCCGTCCTCGGTGGAATAGCCGATCGGCTTCTTGTTGGACGGCGGCGTCCAGTCCACGCCGGTCGGGGCCGTGAACGTGCTGTCGCCCTTGGGGAACAGGAACAGCGCGTAGTTCTTGATCAGACGCACGTTGCCGGCGGTATTGCCGTTGGACACGTACCCGTAGTCGGTCGCGCCCTGCGCGGCGACGGTGGTTTTTTCGTTGTTGTCAGACATTCGTCTGCACCTTTCCGTTCTTCGCGTGTGGCGGCACGTTGTCTTTGGTTGTGTTTCAGTTGACGGTGACCTCGAGCAGGAGCACGCCGTACGCGCACACCAGCCTCTTGTCCTCGTCAGTCATGCGCACCGGCCCGGATTCGAGTGACGCGTCGATGAGCGGCGCGACGGTTCCAAGCCCGATGATCTCCCTCGCGATGTCGGCCCACAGGCGTGCGGCCTTGTCCCAGTCGCCCGTATGGTCCCCTCTCATGCAGCGCACGCTCAGCCGCAGCCGCACGTACTGCGAGATTGGGGTGCTCATGCCTTGCATGGAGTCGGCCAGCGTGGCTTCGGTGAAAGGAGGTTCGAGGTCGCTTCGTTCGATGGTGTCGAACGTCACGTCCGGGAACAGTGTCCTCAGTTTGGGCAGGAGCAGGGGTTCCGTGCGCCGGGGAGTGACCGGGATGCTCATACGCGCATCCTTCCGAGCGTGTCCTCTAGCGTGCCGTGCGCCTTCTCCACCGGTGCCGGGCAGATGATCGCCACGCCGCTACGGTTCTTGCCGTCATGGTCGCGGACCATGCAACGGTCATCCTCTACGGCGGCCTCGGCCGCGTCCCTCATGCGCGAGCGCAATGTCTCGTTTTTGAGGACCTGTTGGCTGAACGCCTTGCGGTTGAATACGAATCTGCATCGTTTGGCCATGCTTATCCTTCCCGTTCGCCCACGGTGATGACGTCGCCTATGTGGCGTCCGTGGAGGTTGTTCCACACTTGCGGTTTTCCTTTGACGGGCAGGAGGATGCCTCTGACTTTGATCAGGTCGGTGGCTTGGATGCCTGTCGGCTGGCTACCGCGGATGTGGATCGTGTATTCGATGGTCTGCGGGCTGGCGTTCTCCTCGGTCTGGTCGGTGGTGGAGGTTGGAGCGACCATCGCCTGGAACGTGCCGACGCGGGCGGGTTTGCCCTGGATGGGGTTGCCGTCCGTGTCGGTGGTGGACTGGCCGCGCCACACTTCGATGGTTTCCACTAGGACGTCTCCCCCGTTGCCATGTCGACGCTGAACGCGCGCTGAGCGTTGATGCCAAGGATGCGTTTCTCGTCGTCGCGCAGCCAGAGATCGCCGGTGGGCGCTCCGAAACTGTATTGTTCGCTGAAGCTGCCGGTGGTCTGGTTCATCTGCGTGATGCCGCCGGGAATGTCGTACGGGTCGGCCTGCATGATTCTGCGGACGATGTCGCAGGTGATCTTCGTCAGCAGGCGTGGCCGTTCTTCGAGGAGCCGCCGCCAGATGGGCGAGCGTTCCTTGATGTAGTCGGTCACGTCCGCGAGATGCGTGTCGGCCTTCTCACGTTCCTCGTCGGTGAGTTTGTGCCACCTCTGTTCGAGGTCGACGGAGGTGGCGAACATGTCCGGTTCGTCCGTCATGGTCACTTCTTGTCCGGCAGCTTGATCACCCCGGAGGCCGCGAGGCCGGTGATAGTGTCATCGAACTGTTTCGCCAAAGTATTGAAAGCCGTGACGAGCTTGTCGAATTCATCCTTGGTCGGAGCGGCTGCGGCGGCCTTGACGATGTTGCCGTCAACGTTGCCAATCGTCTGTTCGGGCGCGAACTGCTTGATGCCGCCGAGGGTGTCCTTGCCGGCCTCCGGCAGTTCGTAGGCACCGGAACCGGCGGAGAAGTCGGTGCCGTCGGTGTTGACGAGTCGCACCTGCGCGTCCAGCGGACCGACAGTGTGCTTTTCCTCTCCTACAGGATTGACAACAAGCGTCTGGATGGGAAAACTCATAGTTCACCTCACTTGGTTTTGAGTACCGCGAATGCGTGCGGGTCGATGACGGCGAACGCGTACATCGCCTCGGTGCGGTATGCGATCTGGTTGTGCGCCTTCAGGTCGACGCCGGTCTGGTCCGGATCGCCGTAGGCGATGATCTCGCTGGTCAGGTCGCGGACCATGCCCCACTTGATGAGGCTGAAGTCTCCCATGAACGCGAGCACCTTCGTCGGGGTCGTGGCCAGTCGCCCGTTGACGGTGCCGGAGGTCGCGGCGGTGATGCCGTCCAAGCTGCCGGCCTGCAGGTTCAGCGGGATCTCCGGGTAGAAGCGCATGCCGGTGGAGGGCACGCGCAGCTTGCGCAGACGGGACGCCCACGTCTTGGACAATGCCACGCCGTTGATGTCGTAGGAGTCGTTCAGCGCGTCGGCCAAGGCATCCACGTTGCTGATGTCGTCATCGCCGGCGGTCACCTGCACGGCGGACGTGCTCAACGGGTTGAATCCGGAAAGCGCGGTGCCAGCCTTCGGGTTGATCGCATGGTAGATCACGTAGTCGAGCGCACGACCCAAAGCGGCTGCCTGATCCGCTTGGATGCTGCGGATGATCTGCAGCTGGTTGTCCTCGTCCGCCCACTGGAGTTCGCTGGTGACGCGGGTGGTGGTCTGCACTTTGAAGCGTTTCGCCACGACGGAATCCACGGTCTGCTCGTAGCTGCCCTTGACGGCGCCCTCGGCCACGACCTCGGCTTCGCTCTTGCCGTCGAACACGAGGTAGTCGGCGTCGGAGAAGATCTGCGGCGTGCTGGGGCTCAGGGACGCGATGGTGCTGGTGTCCTTGGCCTTGTTCACGATTTCGGTGGCCACGCTCACGGGGAGCTTGATCTGGTCTGTTTTCATCGCCATGATGGCTTGTCCTTTCGGTCGGTTGGGTTATCTGCCGAGGAGCTGGTGGATGTACGAGAGCTCTTCGGCGTCCTTGCTGTTGTTCTGATGTGACGGAGAGCCCGTCTGGTTCCTCACCTGCGGCGGCTTGGATGCCGGATGCAGTGCCGCTTGCAGGAGGTCCGCGTGCGCTTCGAGCTCGTCCTTGGTTCCACCGCGGAGCAGTTCGGCAGGAACGCCCTTGTCTTTGGCGACTTCGGACACCCATTCGGCGTGCTGCTTCTCGGCAGCGGCATCGTCGATCTGCTTGCGCAGGGCGGCGTTCGATTCCTTGAGCTTGTCGAGCTCGCTCTTGCCCGCGTTCTCCATCTCGTCGAGTCTCATGGCCTTGGATTTGAGCTCGTCGTAGTCCTTGTACTTGCCGCGCTCCTTGGCCAGTCTTCTCTCGACGATCTGGTCGACCTGCTCCTGGGTGAACGATTTCGGTTCGGGCTCGTTGCCTTCACCGGAACCGCCTTCGCCGGAACCGCCGTCGATGAGACGGACACGGGCCGGGAATCGGAATCTGTTGAACATGTCGTGCTCCTTCTTGCTGTTTCCCGTGGATCCGAGTTCGACCGCGCCACGGTACGCCGTATGGTCCTCCCACGCGATGCGGCGCATGGTCGCCGCCGGCCGGAGGGCCGGTTGAGTGGTGGATGCGGGATTCGCACCCGCGTGGCACAAAGCGCCCGATTTACAGTCGGGTCCGTTCGTCTGCTCCGGCAATCCACCAAAAGGTGATAGAATGGATACGTAAGCGCCCTTGTTACCGCCCTTTTTGGTAGTTTCAGCGGCGCTTACTTGATTCTCAGCAACTGTCCTTTTTTGTTCAGGATGTATACGATCCCATTCTTGAAACGATGACTTTTCATGATGTTTCCGATGAGTTCCTCATCGCTCATGTTGTCGTTTTCGGAATTGTCGATGATCAGCCGTCTGCAATCCGGCTTTTTTGACGCGCTGCCCATATATCCGTCGATAGTGCGGAATTTGTCTGCTGATTGAGGCGTCTTGAGCTCGATGCCGCCTTCCAAATCAGACAAGCCGATCAGGAGCATACGCCCAGTGTCTGGATCCTTCGCTTCACGATGGTCGATCTGAAAGGCCGGGACGATTCCATGTCTGCGCAGTCTCTGGGCCGTTCGTATCTCCTGCGGTCTTGCCTTCTCGGTTTCCTCACGCATCCCATCACTTGGGAAGCTGATCAGTGGCTCTGCGCCGCTGTGGAGCCATTCTCGGTCGCGCCAGCGCATCTCGGCGAGTATCTGGTTGCGTTTCCAGTTGCCGAACTTCTGGTCCGGCGAACTGCGGGTTCTCAGGTATTCGTCGTGGGTAAGACGATGCTCGATGGCCGTCTTGCATTGTTCCCAGCGTTCACTCATGCCGTCGGGGTCGAAGCCTTTGAGCTTCTGCCTTCCCCAGCTGCTGATGACATCACAGTGACAGTGGCCATTGTGGAAGGTGGGGCCGAAGTCGGCCGTCTCTTCACTGAGGTATTCGAAGCCACGGGTGGCGAGCATGACGCAGAACGCGCATGGATCGCTGCCTCGTGGCACGCGCGCCCATTTTGGTTTTGTGGGGTCGGCATGCATGTCACGCATGGTCATAAGCCTGGCGGATGTGCTGACCATGTCACCAATGAGCTGCTGCCAGTCATCGATGGTCTTCAACTCCGGCCACAGACTGTCCACGCTCAATCCGGCATTGCTGCGTCCGGCGACGAGGTCGGAGTAGTTGAGACCATTCCAGTCAGTTCCGGAGAAACCGCCGTTCATGCGGTAGAGGACTTCGCTTGGATCAAGCAAATCCGGGTGTTCGAACTCCGGCAGATCCACTCCTGACTGCTCGGCCCATATAGCGCGTAGCTGGCTGAAATAATCGTCAGCCAGCTGCGCGGACTGTCTCGAGTAGTCCTCGACCACATCGCGCATGAACAACGGGTTGGAGCGGTACTGCGCCTCGATAGCGTCAGCCGCTTCGTCTGCCAATGCATCAAGGTCGGCGACGTATCCCGCATAGGCTTGGTCAAGCAGCCGTTGAAGATCTCTCCTGTTCGTCTCCGGTATGTTCAGGCTGTTGAGTTCCATCCTGAACCTCCTCGCCGCCGGCCGATGCCAGGCGAGCCTTTAGCTGATCGATCTGTTCCTTAGCGCGCTGGCGTTGCTGGTCGGCGCGTAAGCGGGTGATTTCCTCACGGCTCAGGCCGAGTCGTTCGAGTCCGACGTCGGAGTCGGCGTAGCCGGTGACCTTGTCGGCGATCTTCGTGAACGCGTCGGCGCGCGCCGCGTCGGAGATCTCCTTCGTGGGGGCCCATACCGGGTGTACGTCGCGCATGGAGTCGGGTATCGAGTTCGTGCCTTCGCGCAGTGCCACGGCGATGCCCATGGCGCGTTTGAGTTCGCGTCCGAAGGCCACGTTCTGCTTGTCGGCGATGCGGGTCAGGCGTCGTTCCGCTGATGCCATCGCCTCGGCACTGGTCGGATTGTCCAGTGTGATGCCCAGGTAGTCGACCGGCACGCGGGTCTGCGAGGCGACGAGCATGGCCATGGTCTTGAGCATGTCCGAATGGGGTGCCATGGACGCCTGCTGCACCTGCTGTAGTTGGGGCAGGTTGCCGTCCTCGTCGGCGCTGATGGCGTTGATCGCCTGGATGAGGCTCTTCCACGTGTTGCTGCTGAACGCGTCCTTGTTCGCGCCGATGAACCAGAGTTTGGGAACGGAGTAGAATTCGGCCGATGCCTCCATGCGGACCATGGTGCGGAATCCGGCGTCCACGAGGCTCATGAGCGAACGGCTGATGCGGCTGTGGCCGAACGGGCGGTCCATCTGCCTGTCGTAGGCGAGCGCGACGACCGTCGGCTGGTTGAAGTTCGTTTCGATTTTCTCCGCGCGCCATGGCAGTGGGCGCCCTGAGCATTCGTAGACCTTGCCGGGGAGCCATACGTTGAACGAGCAGATCCGTCCGTCCTTGTCATCCTCGGTGATGGTCAGCGCGGCGGCCAGGCGGTGGTTGCGCCTGTCCCAGATTCCCGCGGACCAGTCGGCGGAACGGGGGATCATGCTGATTCGTTCCGGATCCTCCGGGTCTGCGGCGATGGTCAGGAAGCTGCATGAGTGCTTGTATGAGGATACGATCAGTTCGGATGCGGTGACATCCAGCTGGTTGTCCTCGAACAGGTCGTTGATGCCCATCGTGTCGTCGCCGGAGATGCTGAATCCTTCCAGGTCGCTCAGGTCGCTCAATGATCGGACGGCGAGTTCGGGCCATCCGATCATTGCCTCGACCTTGTTTTTGATCTGGTCGGGGATGGAGATGCCGAAGTCCTTGAACCGTTCCTTGCAGTCGTAGTAGGCTCCGCGGATTAGGTTACGCGGGTATTTCTCGCGCCAGACGCGCAGCAGTTCGTGGATGATGGGCATGTCCTCGTCGTCGACGCCAAGAATGGTGCCGACGTTCCCGCTGGCGGTGTCTAGGTAGCTGCTGCCGGTGAATTTCGGTGCCGTGCTTACCGTGGTGCCGTCTGCCATGTAGAAGACCATCAGACCATCACCTCCTGTCGTCTTCCGGGATGCCGTTTCGTGGTGAACGCCCCGTAGAGCGCCAATGTGGTGGATACGAGCGGGGTTATGTCGATATCCGAGCCGAGCTTGTTCCATGCGATCGCGCCGGACTGTCCCAATGGACGCGTGGTAGCGCCCTTGACTGCTGCGGCCAGCTGCGGCTGGTATTCGTCCCGCGGGTGCTTGAGCGTCCCGGCCTTGAGCATGTCGAGGAATCGGCCGCATGCGCGGCCCATCTCCTGCATATTCGTCACGGTGACCTTCACGTGTGCGGCCTTCAGGTCGGGCAGCAGGCTCATGGCCGGCGACTGCGCGTCGATGACCACACTTGCGGTCTTGTGCCAGCGTTCGGCGAGCCAGTCCACGGCCCACATGGTTCCCGCCTGCCGCGCGTCCTTGATGTTCGCCATCTGGATGACGGCCGTTCCGTCCTCGCACCGCAATGCGGCGCCGATGGTCAGCACGCTCCTGTCGGGCGGCATGTCGAGGCCGAAGCTCACCGTGCCTCCATCAGGCACGTCATCGACGGCCGCGGCCTTCCACTGGTCGGGGTCGATGGCGTATGCGGTGACAGTCTCATCCCAGATGCCGAGCGCCTCACGGCGGAACGAATCGTCGGCGAGGAGATTGCGCATGCGCAGTATCGCCTGCTCGCTGGTGCGTTTCGGATACGACGGGTTCGCTTTCGCCCACGCGCTCCTGTCATCCGGATCGCAGTCGCGGTCCGCGCCGAGCTCCACGTAGAGCATGTCGTCCGACTTGCCGGACAACGCGGTGGAACGTTTCTCCTCGAACGCCTCGCACTGGTCGCCCGGCTTCGGTGGATTGCCCATGAACACGATCAACGGGTTCGGACTCGTGTTCACGATCGGAATCAGGTTGTCCAAAGCCTTGATGGTGAGGATCTGAGCCTCGTCGAACACCTCGATGTCTGCGGAGTGCAGGCCTCGGCCGAAACCGTTCTCGCGGGCGCCGAACATGATGCGGCTGCCGTTGGTGAAACGGATCTCCTGCTGGCCGTTCGCTCGACGCACGTTCTGCACGTACCTGGACAGTTTCGGATTATGTGTCAGGTCGCACATGTCGGCGAACGTCTCGTCGGAGGTGCGCGTGTGGTGCGCGGTCCAGATGACCAATGTCCCGGCGCGTCCGGCGCACAGGATGAACATCGCGGTGCCGACCGTGAACGTCTTGCCGATCTGCCTGCAGCTGGACAGTACCGCCCCACCGGAGCCGCACGCGTACTTGCCGTCCGCGCGTTTGGCGAACAGTAGGTAGAGGAAGCCCTTCTGCCACAGGTCGTAGTGGATTCCGGCCTTGGCCGCCGCGTTGTTGATCAGGTTGAAGTCGCTCGACGTGACGTCTTCCGGCTGCACGAGTCGTTGGGCGATCTCAGACAATCGACGCTCCGACATCCTCCGCCACCTCCGTCACGTCATCATTCGCATCGAACAGGCTGCCAGATTCCTCGGCCATGCGCATCCGTTCGTCGAATTCGGCGAGCTTGCTGCTGATCGACGGCAACGCGCTGGCCGGTGTCGACGGGTCATGCAGAGCCTCGCGCAGACGGCCGACGATTTCGCGGAGCGTGTCCTCATGGGAACCGTCCATCATCCGTTCGAAGTTCCGTCTGTCGAGTTCCGGCTCGGGTTTTCTCTTCGCCTCAACAGGTTTGCTTTTCCTCGCCCGAGCGGGATTGTTCTTTTTCCGACGATAATCCGCTTTCTGACGGCAGGATTTGGAGCAGTACCGTTGCGGCCGCCCGTGGCCGGAAGGTCGGAATTCCTTGCCGCAGAGTTCGCACTTCATGGCGTCCACCTCCGCTTTCCGACCTTTCGATGTTTCTCGTGTTTCCGACGTTTGAATTCCGGGAGAGATATCGGCACTGCACCCGAGGCGACCGGAAGGGGGTGTACCCGGGGTCCCCGCCCTGGTCATCGGAGACTAGATGCCAAACGTTTTGAACGGCATCGAACTTGATTTCACTTCCTGTCTGCCAGCCAGCAGCGCTCGTGCGTGTTCGTCTGTCTTGTCGCTCTTCATCCTGTTGCATCTGCGGTGCGTGAGCCTGCAGTTAGTGAAGCTGTATGGATCGCCACCGCGTGAGACCGGTACGAGCTCGTCGACTTCGGCGCTCATCGGATGTGGTGTCTTCAATGTCTTGTCGACTGGCTTGCCGCAGATGGCACACACGTCGTATGCGGCCAGCACTCTTGCCCTGAGCTGTCTGCGCCGCCAGCCGTTGCTGACACGCTCGTTGCGCCGCTTGCTCATGTGGCCTCCAACGTGTATGGGCCCCGGGGTGCCGTGGATTTATCAATGATTATCTTCGCCGTTGGTTTGCTGGAATGCCGGTATAGGGGCTCCCATATATGGACACTCCCGTGTCTTGTAGGGGCTCCACATCATCTGCGAATACCCCTACCCCGGGTTTGTTTCATGGGTGCCTTCGGCGGGATTCGAACCCGCGTCTACACGCGGCCACAAGGAAGAGAATCCAATAAAGACTCGCGGCCGGTACGATCTACCACTGATTCCTACGAAGGCATTCGGACAGGCGGATTTGAGCTTCACCGCATCACGGAAGCACGGGATTGGCTTGCCTGCCACATTGGGGTATGTCCACTCTGACGGGAGTGGGCGGAGCGTGTCCGATATGCCGTTCGGACAGGACGGGACTGCAACCCAAGTGAATCAGGAGAATCCATTGGAGGATATAAGTGAGGGTCCAAACCGTGTGTATCGGTTTGGACCCTCTAATCCACTGACAATTGTGCGTTGCACTTTCGATTTTGTCAAATCGAATCGCGTCGCAACACCTGCCGATGCACATCCGAAAGCCGGTACAATGGCCGCCCCTTCTCGTTCTCACCGGCCGGCTGAAGCCTGCCACGCTTACGCCACGAGCGAATCGTGTTCGCATTGCACTGGAACCCGCATTCACGCAGCAGCTCAGCACACTCCCCCGCCGTGAACGCCCTGCCTGATTCGATGCACTCCCGCAGGAACCCCAATCGCACGTCGACCACACGATAAGTGTTGCCGCACACAGGACAGTCAACACTTACCGCGCCGACCTCCGCACTCAGCTCCACGCCGCACAGAGGATTCAGGCACCTGCCGATACCATGCCTGGATGGCGGCACGTCGATGATGCCCAGCGTCTTGCGCACCAATCGCTCCCAGTCATGCCAGATCAAACCGATGTCCGGCAGGCGGTTCAAACGCTGGCATGACCAACATGCCTTGAGCATGTCAACGATGGGCGGGACCGCGATGCTTGTGGCCCATGGCATGGCCGGCGGCGCATACAATCGACACCACAACGCCGTCACCGCATCCTCGATCTCCTGCAGATGGTCAACGACCGAGAGTCTGATAGGCGTGGGCGCGGACGGCAGATTGACACGTCCAGGCTGGTGACCTCCATAATGCGCCGTCGAATCCAGAAACTCGCGCAAGGCATGGATCCAGACGGGATAGTCGTGAATCCATCCCCTCAAAGCGGTCTCGCACTTGTCGCACATCGTGGCCTGGATACGGCACTCCCCGCCGCACACTCGGCACATGCCGGCGAGCGCTGGCTTGTTTTGGTTGGTTTGTGCTGGTTGTGTCTGGTTTGGTGTTGGTTGGGATTCGTTGTTTCGTTCGTTCATTTGTTCGATTCCCTCCGGCGTGGTAGTCTTCTGGTGGTGATGCCAGGAGCCCGGCCGGAAGGTCGGGTTCTTTGTTTATTCGGTGGCGGAGTCCTGTTTTTCAAGGTTGACGTGTTCGATCTTGGCTCTGCAGCGGAGCAGATTGGCGTATGCGTCCATGACGTCGAGCTGCCTGCTCAACAGGCTGATCGGACAGACGGGCTCGAAGTCAAGCGTGCCATCCGCATACCGCTGCAGCATGCCCCTGAGCCTGCCGGCACGAGCGGTCAACTCACGGTATTCGACGCGCATCCGTTCCTCATAATCGGATCCGTCGGCGCTCGCGGGTTGCGCTTGGTCGGCGGTGGCGAGCACTTCGATGGCTTGGCGCAGGTATCCGTCGCGGATCCATTCGGGTGCGGTCTGCCATTCCTCGTGGATGATTTCGGTGGAGTCCTTGCGGAGCGCCCATTTGAGTCCGAACAGGCGTTCGGCGACGGCTTCGGTGCGCGCGTCGATCGGCGGCAGTGGCGGTTCGAGTGTTTCCTCGCTCATTGTTCCGGTTCCTTTCCGTGGGATGATTTATGACCGGTCTTCCAGATTCTGTGCCAGAACAGCCAGATCATCCAGGCTGGCACTTCGGCCCAGATGGTCAGGTACGGCGAGACGGCGTAGATCTTCCACCACCTGCCGCAGATGACGCAATGCTCTATCCTGCGCAGGCTGACCTCGTATTGCGCCGGACCGATGCCATTGCTCGCGCAAATGAATATCCCGACCGCGCTCCGGCACGCATGCGGCGAGCGCCGTTTGTTACGACTGATGCTGTTCATCATTCCGCCTCCTTCTCAAGGATGTAGACGATTGTCGGCGGGAATGATGGCTCATAGCATATGTTCGGCTCCACCTCGTACTCGCCTTTGCCGCCGAGTCCCGGCAACACGTCGGTGCGCATCACGCTCCATCCGTCGGAAAGCAGACCGGCGAGCGCTTCCGCATTCTGCAGCTTCAGCGTGTACGCGC